TTTGTTTCACAATGTGAGAAGCCATTCTACTGGTATCACCATAGCGCACTGGCACTTGGTGATAGTAATCATTGCCGTTGGCATCCTTGCCCATCTTCACAGAGAAGCCGCCAAACAGTCGCATAAACTGTAGCAACCATCGTCTTAACTGTTGGTCATAAAAATATGTTTGACTCATTATTCGTCAGTCTTTGGCGTTTTTCTAAACACCTGACTCAATGCCTGTCGTTCAGGCACAGATCCAGTGTCAGGGTTTTTACTGCTGGTAGTATTTTCATTGTTAATGAATGTTGATGCATTGAGTCGAGACTCCTTCCAACCAGTTTGTTCTACAGAATCATAGACTCTATGCCATCTGGTGCCACGATAGACAAACAATCTATTGGGCAAAAAGTCTGTTCGCATAAAGAAATCACCTTGAGTTGGATTGCTAGGGAATGTCAATCCTGCCTGAACTGTCGATGAATCAGGCACCCAATTGACATCCAATCCAGATTCACCGCTGCCGTCAAATCCATGAACTTTAGGAGGATCAATGACATTATCTGCTTTCCACCCAGCGTTGGGCACTAGTTTTTCAGCACTTTCAATAATGGTATTGGAAATTTCAATTTCCTTCTGATAAGTGCTGAGTGCATTTTTCAAACTGTCTTCGTCTTCAGGGTTACCCAAGATGTTGCGATATTCTTGTGCATCGTTGATAGGTGCGGCCTTGATACGCCATAAATGTGGCCACCAAGTTGGACCAAAACCTTCAGCGGCACGAGCCGCATCTTGCACAGCGTAAAATTTGTTGATGCTTTTGGCAGTGGCATCTAACAGCAGATCATCATTGAGGTGTGGTATTTCAATGACATCACCTGCCATGAGTTTACGACCCAGGCGATCAACCATGTCATTGGTATGAAACGTGATAAACAAGGTATCAGCGTTTAAGAACAAACCAAATTGGCTTAGATCAAAGTCCTGGTCGCTTACATTGTAAGAGCCGCGCAGTTCATATACAGTGGTATCATAGATGCGATCACGGTTCTCCATGAACAGCACGTCTTGGATGTCTAGTTCAGAAATAACATCCTTTTTTGCCAAATTAGGCTGTGCAGGATCACCAGTTTCACCTTGAGGAGCAGGCCCAAGATACTTGTGGATCAAAATGGTAGTGCCGCCAGCATCAATGGCTTCGCGGATTACGCGATCCTGGAAATGGTAATCTTGTGTTTTGGCGTTGTTCCAAAGTTGAATTCTAGGCATTGTTTTCCTTGGACCATTATGGTCCACTTTTTGATGTGCTATTTACCGGTCTTGACACGCAAACCAATATGCAGTATAATTAGCCTAGTGTTCATAGAAAGGAACCCCTGCAATGGCCCTAGCAACCAAGCGACGCAAGACTACTACAGCAAACGCACCTGTTTTTGAACCAGTGCATCAGGCCCGAGATTTGGCTCAACGTCCGGTATTCAAACTCAAGGCCATTAAAGTGCCAGCCACGGAAATTCGAGCCTCTGGCACCGAAGAACCGCCAATTCCGTTGGACCGTGAAATGACTGACAGTGAACTGGCTCGCATGTTCAACTGGTATAACTACCTCTGCGATAAAAAAGACGCCAGAGAGTGGACCGAGCAGTTGGCTATGGCATATCCACGCAGAAAGCATCTTGTGGCTCGCTACAAGCGCATGCCAGACTGGCAGTTTTCTACCACCATTGGTTGGTTGTCACGCATTATCATGCGTGGTGGACATATTCCTTTGCGTTCATTGCGTTATGTGGTCAAGACCATGCGTGAAATGGAAGCACAATATCAGAAGTTCACAGCCAACACGCCACAGCCCACTGAAGCCGCGGCACCAGTCAAAGAACCACCAAACATTCAGGCTCGCTTGGAAGAAAAGTTAAGTGAGGTCATTGGAGAAATTGAAGGAGCAGTTGATGACTATTCAACTCAAAAGAAAGCATTTGACACCTACAAGTTTTTGCAGTCCACTAACCTTGCCGCTAACTTTGCATCTCGAGTAGGCGATGCATTTGTGCGCCGTATTGCAGAACTTGAGGAATACCTAGAAGGTCGCGATAGCCAACTGCTGGAAGCCTATGCACATCTTGGCAAGCGTGGTGCCAAGGACATGATCAAGTTTTATCAAAGCATCATTGATGGTGCCAATGCCTACAAGACTGCTAAGATTGCTACTCGTGCCAAGCCTAAGCGCAAGCCTGTGCCGCCAGAAAAGGTTGTGCGTAAACTCAATTACCTCAAGCAATTCGAAGAGTTGAAGTTGACCAGCATTGACCCTCGCGATATCCTTGGTTGCACAGAACTTTGGATCTACAATACCAAGACACGCAAATTGGGTCGCTTTGTGGCTACAACTCATGGAGATGCAGTGATCGCCCCATTGGGTGTCAAGAACAGCAACATCACTGGGTTTGATGAAAATAAGAGTGTGGCCAAGACACTACGCAAGCCTGCAGAAAAACTTGCTGAGTTTAAGACACAAGGCAAACCAGGGCTACGCAAGTTTATGGACACCATCAAGAGCGTAGAAACCCGGTTGCGCCCACGCATTTCCCCAGAAACCATCCTCCTCCGCGCCGTCAAGTAGGTTTTACACCAGTGCCTCCGGTAAATAGCAACCGGAGGCACACTAATGGCGGATACTACACAACGCAACAAAGCACAAAAATACATTGAACTAAACCTCGGCGGAGGGATGGTTGATGTCGAGTTGGACAAAGAACACTACGACATGGCCATTGACAAGGCTGTATCAAAATACCGCCAGCGTTCAAGTCGTGCAGTAGAAGAAAGTTTCATGGTATTAAACTTTACACCTGGCGAGAATGTTTATACCTTACCTGATGAAGTTTTAGAAGTTCGTAGCGTGTATCGTCGTAGTTCCGGCGGCATCTCAGCCAGTGCCACCGACTTTGAACCATTTGAAGCCGGCTACCTTAACATGTATATGCTAAATGCCTCCAAAGGCGGCGGCCTTGTTTCTTTTGAACTTTACATGGGTCACAGAGAAATGATGGGCAGGATGTTTGGTGCCAATGTAACTTTCACTTGGAACCAGGTAACTAAACAACTCAACCTGCATCGCTACATTCGCAGTGACGAAGGTGTAATTTTACATACCTACAATCACAAGCCTGACGAAGTGTTATTGTCAGACACCAGTTCGGCACCGTGGATCAAAGACTATGCATTGGCCACTGCCAAAATGGCACTGGGACAGGCTCGTAGCAAATTTGGTCAGTTGGCTGGCCCACAAGGTGGTGTTCAGTTAAACGGCAACGACTTGATTACTCAGGCACAGGCCGAAATTGAAAAACTTGAAGAAGATCTCAAAACCTATGCTGAAGGTGGAACACCCTTAGGCTTTATCTTTGGATAATCGTTGACAAACTCAGTTAGTCATGTTAAAATTCTAACATGACTAAAATTATTGGCATCTGCGGCTTTATAGGTTCCGGCAAAGACACAGCCGCAGATTATCTTGTGAACTTCCACGAATTTCGCAGAGACTCATTTGCCGCTACTCTCAAAGATGCTGTGGCCGCAGTATTTGGTTGGGATCGAGAACTGCTTGAAGGCCGGACCAAACAAGCCAGAGAGTGGCGAGAGCAAGTAGACCCGTGGTGGGCAGAGCGTTTAGATATGCCTACGCTGACACCACGTTGGGTGTTGCAGTGGTGGGGCACAGAAGTATGTCGCAAGAGTTTTCACGATGACATTTGGATTGCTAGTCTAGAACACAGGCTACAAAGCACACAAGACAGCATTGTAATTTCAGACTGTCGTTTCCCCAACGAAATACGGGCTATTAAAAAATCAGGTGGCCAAGTAATTTGGGTGCAACGTGGTAGTTTACCTGAATGGTATGATCTTGCTGTTCGTGCTAATTCTAATGATCAGTCAGCAAAAGCAGAATTGGTAAGTAAAGGTATACATGCCAGTGAAACCGCCTGGGTTGGCACACAGTTTGACCAAGTAATAGACAACAATGGCACTATAGAGCAACTCTATAAACAATTGTCCAGCATTGTCCAGTAAACCCCAAAAAACCGCTGTTTCTATAAATAGGCCCATTTTTAAGCCCTAACGACTAAATATCACCGAGCAAGGGCTGATGCCCAAGAATACATATCGGAGATATAACATGCCTCAACTCGTTTCCCCAGGCGTCAGCGTATCAGTAATTGACGAAAGTGCATACGCTTCAGCCGGTAACGGAACCGTGCCAGTCATCGCCGTTGCTACCAGATCTAACAAGGCAGCACCTGACGGCACTACAGCACTTTACACCACTGCCGCGTATGCTAACAAACCACTGACACTTACAAGTCAACGTGAACTTGTTCAGTTGTTTGGCGAGCCTAAATTTACAATTGTTGACGGAACAGCAGTTCAAGGTCACGAACTCAATGAGTATGGACTATTAGCCTCTTACTACTACCTAGGAGTTGCTAACCGTGCAATCATCATTCGCGCAGATTTAAACATGGAAGAATTGGAACCATTGGCAGAAGCACCAAATGGTCCCCCAGCCGCCAACACATTTTGGCTTGATACCAGTGCTTCATCATGGGGCCTATTTGAAGGCGACGGCAGTAACTGGGTTGCCAAGGCAGTAGAATTGTTCGACGGTGTTCCATTTGGCGGCAGCGACGGCGACTATGCTCTTGACATTTCAGACGTAACCAAAGAATTTTATAAAAACGTTGCAGGCGATTGGAAGAAGGTAACTTCAGCCGCATTGGGCAAAACTGTTACATGTTCACCACATTATCAGTATCCAACACCAACATTGGGCAATGTATGGTTCAAAACAACAAGCCCCAACAATGGTCTAAACCTTGTTGTTAAAAAATACAGCGCATCAACCAAGTCATGGGCAATCCAAACAGTAGGACCAAACAATCCTGATCAGCGAGTTGCATTTGGTAGCGACTCTGATGCTACTGTGGCATTTGACACAGCACTAACAGCCGGTGACATTTATGTATTGGTAACATCGGGCACCGAAGCAAAATTTGCATTGCGTCGTTACACCAGTTCATGGGGCACTATGGATTATGAAGTGTCTCCAACAGCACCAGTAGGCGATACAACTGATGGTCGCTTGTGGTATGATGCTGGTGATATTTGTGACATCTATCGCAAGACATCTGCAGGTTGGGAGCCAGTGGGCGCAAGTAATATCACTGTTGACACCATTGAACCAATCAGCCCTGGCGTAAACGATGTATGGGTTGACACCAATGACATGGCCAACTTCCCAGTAATCAAAGTTTACGATGGTCTAGGTTGGGTCCAACACGATAACGCAGACCAAACAACACCAAATGGTGTGTTGTTTGCAGATTTAACATCATCATTCCAAGACAATTCAGGTATGGGTGGTGTTGCAACACCAATGGATGATGAAGCACCCAACGATAACTTCTACCCAGAAGGCATGTTGGTATTCAACACAGCAGTAAGTTCAGGCAACGTCAAGCGTTGGAACGCTGAAGCAGGTCACTGGCAGAGTGAGTCAGGCAACTATGATTCAGGTCCCAAAGCAGGTGCCGCATACATGCGTGACAAAGCACAGCGTCGTGTAGTGGTCAAGCGTCTACAAGCCGCATTGGCAGGAACCGAAGAGTTGCGTGAAGAAACACTGACATTCAACTTGATTGCTTGCCCTGGTTATCCAGAAACCATTGATGAAATGTTGACATTAAACGTTGACCGTAAGGAAACAGCGTTTGTTATTGCCGACTCACCAATGAAGTTGGTTAATCGTGTAGCAGACATCAACCAGTGGGCACTAGGCACAAGTGCTGGCACCAATGGCGAAGATGGTCTTGTTACAAGAAATGCCGCAATTGCTGTTTACTATCCAAGTTGCTTGTCAACAGATCTTGAAGGCAATGACGTAGCAGTTCCAGCAAGTCACGCTGTATTGCGTGCCTATGCCTACAACGACCAAGTGGCATATCCATGGTTTGCACCAGCAGGTTTAACTCGCGGTGTTGCCAGCGGTATCAGTAATTTTGGTATTGTTACAAGCGAAAACGAATTCAAGCCAGTGGCATTGAACAACGGTATGCGTGATGCTCTCTATGAAAAGAACCTTAACCCATTGGTCAACTTCCCAGGGCAAGGTTTGTATGTTTGGGGCCAAAAGACATTACACCCATTTGCTTCAGCACTTGATCGTGTAAACGTTGCTCGTTTGTTGGCTTACTTGCGTGAGCGTTTTGATGTGATTGCTCGTCCGTTCATATTTGAACCCAACGACAAACGCACTCGCGATCGCGTGTTGAATGTGTTCAATGGCTTCCTAGCAGATATGATTTCCAAACGAGCACTTTATGATTTCTTGGTAGTGTGCGATGCTACCAACAACACTCCTGCTAGAATTGATAGAAACGAACTATGGATTGACGTGGCAATTGAGCCAGTTAAAGCCGCAGAATTCATCTACATTCCAATCCGTGTTGTCAACACTGGCGCGATTGCCAATGGAACTCGCTAAATAGAGCCAAGGAGATAATTCAAAATGGCAGTCGATCTAAGCAAGTTTAACGTTCCAGGCGCTGGAGAAGCATCGTTGGTGCAACCTAAACTATCATATAGATTTAGGGTTACATTAACAGGTTTCGGAGGCGACTCAGCCTCTGACGACGTGTTGACACTTACTAGTCAAGTGGTAAGTGTTAGCCGACCAAGCCTAACACACGACGATGTGGTAGTGGACGTTTATAACTCAAGAATTTTCCTAGCAGGCAAGCACACATGGGATCCTATTACACTCACAGTTCGTGATGACGTAACAGGCAATGTTGCTCGTGCAATTGCCAAACAGTTACAGCAACAGGTTGATCATGCAGGTCAAACCGGTGCCAAAACTGGCCAAACCTACAAGTTCTCAATGGGTATTGAAAACCTAGACGGAACTGATGATGCTTCAATCCTTGACAAGTGGACTTTGGGTGGTTGTTATATTCAAAACGTAAACTACGGTGAAAACAACTATGCCACAAGCGATCCTTTACAGATCACACTACAGATCAAGTATGACAATGCTAACCTCGATGTAGAGGACGCTCCAATGTTAGAAGGCAACAATGGTCAGAATACTGGTGACGGCTCTAACAGCGGTGGCCAGGAAGATTCCAGCATCTAACATTAAAACAGTAGTTTTACTGTAATCATAAGTATGTGCAAGACGGAGACGTTTTGCCTACAAGAGAAAGCAAAAGGGCTCCAAGAGCCCTTTTGTTTTGGACAGCAATGCCAAGAGTATTTGAAACCGAGCCAACAAATCTTGCTACCATGAAATTTGGTATCAGTGATGATTCTGGAGCCCAGGTCTCCACAAGTCATCCTTATTACAAATGGACGTGGACAGCAACTTTTGAATTTGACAGCGGCGCATCTAGCGCCACTGGCGCTGATACCAGCCAAGGTCAAACTGCCAAAGATGTCAATGATATCA